GACAGAGCACCTTCTGCACAAAGTTTTACATCAGAAGTAAATTCTGGTCTTCGTATTGCTACAGAGTCCGTTATTAACGTAAACTCTGGTATGATGGATGCAAAAAATACATTCGTTATTTCATACTTACATAAGGCAATCAAACCCCTTAATCAGTTGCGTATGATTGAAGATGCGGTAGTTATCTATCGTATTTCAAGAGCACCTGAGCGCCGTATTTTCTATATTGACGTTGGTAATTTACCAAAAGGTAAAGCTGAACAATACTTGCGTGATGTTATGTTGAAGTATCGTAACAAGATGGTCTATGATGCACAGACTGGTGAATTGCGTGATGACCGCAAACACATGTCTATGTTAGAAGACTTCTGGTTGCCACGCCGTGAGGGTGGTAAAGGTACAGAGATTACTACATTACCTGCAGGACAAAACCTTGGTGAGTTAGAAGACGTTAAGTACTTCAGACAGAAACTATTACAATCATTAAACGTACCTATTAGTCGTTTAGAGCCACAACAAGGTGGCATGATTGGTCTTGGTAGAACAACTGAAGTTACAAGAGATGAAGTTAAGTTTACAAAGTTTATTATCAGACTTCGTAATAAATTCTCTCAGATTTTTGACCATGCTTTAAGAATTCAATTAGTTCTTAAAGGCATCTGTACATCAGATGAGTGGGATAAATTCAGAGAAGATATCTATTATGATTATAAGAAAGATAATAATTTTACAGAGTTGCGTGATGCAGAACTATTGCGTGAAAGATTAGGATTATTGCAAGTTGTTGATCCATATATTGGTCGTTACTATTCATCTGATTGGGTTAGAAGAAAGATTCTTCAACTATCTGATGAAGATATTTCACAAATGGACAAACAGATTGCCAAAGAAGATAAAGCTGGTACTGGTGGACCAACTATTCCAATACCAGGACAAGAACAACAACAGGCAGAAACAGATGCTAATCCACCTGTAGATAATACGGCAGAAGAAGATTCAACAGAATCTAAAACACCGATGCTTGATGCAGATTCGGAAAAATATTCAACCAGACTAAATAAGAAATAGGAGAATAAATATGGAAACTAAAAATTTCATCAATAGCGTTTCAATTGGTAATGCAGCTGAAGCAAAAGATACATTAACTGATTTGTTATCGACTAGAGCTTTTGAAGCTCTAAATGCAAGAAAAATTGATATTGCACAAACACTATTCAATAACGATGTAGTTGAAGAAGAAGTTGAACTTACACAAGAAGAATATGACCAACTTGATGAGCTGTTATTCAATGAAGATATTCAAATTGATGAAGGAACAATGACACACATTGAATTAAAACCTCATCCAACAAGACCAAATGCTACTAATGTTCACTATAAAAGTAAACATATAGGTACAATTACAAAAAGTAAGTCCACAGGTATGTCTCAAGATATAAGTACTGGTAAAATCCGTAAATCAACTTTAGGAGGACATCCAGGTGAACACAAATCAACTTATTCTGCGAAACATAAAAATGGTGAAACTTCTAGTGGTCATGGTGATGTAAAAAATGCTGTTGCTGAATTAAGAGATGCACACGCCGACAAGTTAGCAGATAAAAGATACGCTAAAAATAATAAATGAAATCTTTAGAAGAATTTAAATCTATTGTTGAAGAAGAGGCATCAGACTATTCAAAGTTTGATGTTTTGGTACGAGCAGGTCTTGCCAATAAAGCACAGATGCAACGTATTCACAAAATCTTAGATAAGATGGGTGAAGAAAAACCAACATTCAATAATGCAGATAGAATGATTATTCAAAATCTTTTCACTAAGATGGTAGATTTACTTTCTAATAATAAACAAATCAATACGCAAGCTCGCCGTGCAGTTCGTGAAGATGAAATCATTACAACAGATTTAGTAGAAACTGCAGCTGATTCTTCTACAACTACACCACAAGATCCACCAATTGTTTTGGTATTAAAACGCAAATCAATTCGTTTGTTTCCAGATGGTGCAAGAGTTGCTTTATATTATAGTGATAAATTAAATAGATTTTTTTCAGTACCTTATGGATTACAATTTGCATCACCACTTCAACAAAATGAAAGTGTTGAATTGGAAGAAGCTGTTATGGATACCCTACATAAGATAGTGAAAAACAAAGAAGCTAAATCAGTTAAGTTTGCATCAGGCCATACTCGTAAAGTAGACCACTATACTGCATCGGCAATTACTAATGTGCATAATGCATTGAACGATTCTAATAAAAAGAAATTTGCTGATATGGTTCATAAATCACCAGAGCATTTTGTGAAGGCTGCTGATTTTGCATTTAGTAAACACAAATGAGTTTTATAGATTCGATTATACATAAGCGTTTCGATGAAGCGAAAGAACTATTGTTTTCTCGTTTAAATGAAATCGTTTCTAAAAGATTAGAAGAAGCTAAACGATATGTTGCTGAAGACACTTTTGAGTTTACTGAGTTAGACGAAGCAGGTAACAACATAGTTAGAATGGGTAGAGTCCAAAAGATTCGCCGAAGAATTAGAAGAAATGGTAAAGGGCGTATTATAGTTCAAAGGAATGTTAGACGCTCTAGCATTAAAGGTTATAGAATATCTGGTAACACAGTAAAGAGAATACCGGCTACAGTTAGGTTACATAAAGCTAGAATGTTGAAGCGTTCTTGGAAAACAACAAGAAAATCTAAATTGCGCCGTACGTTATTAAAAAGAAAAATGTCTTTGCGTAGACGCTCATCAATGGGAATAAGATAACATGTCAATAGAAATTCAAAATTCATTAAGAGGTTCATCCGTTGTTAGATGCGTTGATCCTGGAACATACACAGTCAATCTTATTGATTTAAGAAAAAATCCAACTACTGAGGTTGTTAACTCAGCAGATATTAAAAGAGTAACATGGTCTAGTAATGGTAATATTACCGTATCTAGAGCCGCAAATACTCCAGTTCTCACATTACACAATGCTGGAGAAATGCGTTTTGATGATTTTGGTTATTCTATTGCGAACAACAATACATCTAATGTTGTAATCACTATTGCAACTGGTGGTACGATTGTATTAGAATTATCTAAGAATTCGTCATACAACGTAGACGTTTATACAGGACAAGTAGTATCATGAAACTAATTACAGAAACAATTGAAAGTGTAAAATATTTTACCGAAGCTACTGAGAACGGTAAGAAAAAACTTTACATTGAAGGTACATTTCTTGTTGGTGAACAAGTAAACAAGAATAACAGAATGTACAAAATGGATACACTCCGTAAAGAAGTATCCCGTTACAATGAAGAATTTATTAAAACTGGACGTGCGTTGGGTGAACTTGGCCATCCTGATACTCCTTCCCTTAATCTGGAACGTGTATCACATAAGATTACATCACTTGTAGAAGATGGTAATACATTTTATGGGCGTGCTTTGATTTTAGAAACACCATACGGTCAAATCGTTAAAAACTTTATCGATAATGACATTCAAGTTGGTGTTTCATCTAGAGCAATGGGTTCTCTTGTACAGACTAGAGAAGGTTATAATCTTGTACAAGATGACTTAAAATTGGCTACTGCTGCTGACATTGTTGCAGATCCATCTGCACCTGGTGCTTTCGTTAACGGCATTATGGAAAATAAAGAATGGATGTTTGTCGAAGGACGCTTCGTTGAAGTAGACTTTGACAACGCTAAAAAACAAATAAAGAGTGCTTCTAAAGCTCAACTTGAGCAAGTAGCATTAAAGCTCTTTGAAAATTACCTACGAAAACTTTAAATTTATAAATAAGAAATCAAAAGGAGATTCCTAATGGCAAATAACAAATTAATGGAAGCAGCAGCCGACATTCTTGCAGGTAGTAAGAAGTCAGCATCCGGCATGCCTCCACAAAAACTACCTGGTGACGCACAGGATTTAGGCGGGCCAACGCCAGAGAATGGTAAACCAGATGACGATTCTGAAAAAATCGATACTGGCAAAGGCGCTACTAAAATGGCTGCCCCAACTACAAAACCTTCCGCAGCATCACCTGATACTCAGAATAAAGCTTCAAGTGGCAAAAAGACTATGAGTGAAGAAGACATTTCTGAAATGCACGATGATGAAGCTGAAGACAAGGCAATGATGAAGAAAATGAAGATGAAAGAGAAAATGAAAGAAGATATTGATTCTTTATTTTCTGATGACTCTACCATTTCTGAAGAATTTAAATCCAAAGCAGCAACAATCTTTGAAGCTCGTGTATACGACCGTATCACTCAAATCGAAGAAGAAACAGAAGCTAAGTATGCTGGCATGTTAGAAGAAGCAATTGATTCTATCAAAGCAGACTTAACAGAAAAAGTTGATGACTACCTCAACTATGTTGTTGAACAATGGATGTCTGACAATGAAATCGCAATCGAATCTGGTCTACGTGCCGAATTGACTGAAGACTTCATTGGTGGATTACGCAATTTGTTTGCTGAACACTACATCGATGTTCCATCTGAGAAAGTAGATTTAGTAAGCGAACTCGCCGAAAGAGTTGAAGAACTTGAAGGCAAACTCAATGAAGAAATTGAACGTGGCATTAGTTACGCAAAAGCTTTAGTTGAGTCACATAAGAATGAAGTTACACATCAAGTGTGTGAAGGTTTAACAGACACTCAAGCTGAAAAAATTAAATCGCTCGCAGAGGGCGTTGAATTCTCCACAGAGGAAGAATATAAAGAGAAGCTTGAAACAATCCGTGAAAACTATTTTCCTTCTGGTGTGAAAAAGGCAGCCGCACAAGACTTGCACGAACAAGTAGAAGACGGTAGTGAGAAGAAGACTGTAACGTCTGACGCTTATGTCCAATCCGTTATCGGCGCTATTTCTAAAACAAAATTATAATCTAAAATAAATCTAAGGAGATTTTATGTATTTGTCCGAATCATTACAAAAGAAATGGGAAGGCGTTCTGGATCATCCAGATTTAGCCCCTATTAAAGACCCATACCGTAAAGCGGTTACTGCGGTTATTCTTGAGAATCAAGCTCAAGAAATGCAAAAAACATCTGGCATGTTGTACGAAACAGGCGCACCAACGAACTCTATGGGTTCTACATCTGGTGGTTTCGGTGGCGGTAATGCTGCTGCAGGTCCTGTTGCAGGTTTCGATCCAATCTTAATCAGTTTGGTTCGCCGTTCATTGCCTAATTTGATTGCGTATGACGTTTGCGGTGTTCAACCAATGACAGGTCCTACAGGTCTTATTTTCGCAATGCGTACAAAATATTCTGGTCAATCTGGTACAGAAGCTTTCTACAACGAAGCAAACACTGGTTTCTCTGGTTTAGGTACTTCTGGTAACAACGCATTTGCAGAAGGTTCACTACCAACTGAAATCTTCACAAACAACGCTGCTGCTGTCGGTGCAATGACTACAGCTCGTGCTGAAGCTTTGGGTGATGGCGCTGCTGCTAACGCATTCCAAGAAATGGCATTCTCTATTGAGAAAGTTACTGTTACTGCAAAGACACGTGCTTTGAAGGCAGAATACTCAATGGAACTTGCACAAGACTTGAAAGCAGTCCACGGTCTAGACGCAGAAACAGAATTGGCAAACATCTTGTCAACAGAAATTCTTGCTGAGATTAACCGTGAAGTTATTCGTACAGTTTATGCATCTGCTAAAATCGGTGCACAAGTAGGTACGACAACTGCTGGTATTTTCAACCTTGATACAGACTCTAACGGTCGCTGGATGGTTGAGAAGATTAAAGGTCTTGCATTCCAAATTGAACGTGAAGCCAATACGATTGCTAAAACAACTCGTAGAGGAAAAGGTAACATCATGATTTGTTCATCTGATGTTGCATCCGCTCTTGCAATGGCTGGTATCCTTGACTATAACTCTGCTCTACAGAGTCAAGTTAGTTTGACAGTTGACGATACAGGCAATACATTTGCTGGTACTATCTTCGGTCGTATCAAGGTCTATATCGACCCATACTTCCCTGCTAACTTCAACAGCGAATTCGCAGTTGTTGGTTACAAAGGTACTAACGCATATGATGCTGGTTTGTTCTACTGCCCATACGTACCTTTACAAATGGTTCGTGCAGTTGATACGGGTACTTTCCAACCAAAAATTGGATTCAAGACTCGTTACGGCTTAGTTGCAAACCCATTTGCAGAAGGCACAACACA